ATATAAAGATGTAAATAAATCTACACCATGTACAAATCTGAACTCATCTATATAGCCATGAAAGTTTGATGTCCCACCAGATAAACTTTGGTATCCTCTTCCAATATATACAGAACCAGTAGTATCTACTATCGTTCCTCGAGTAGATGGAGTTACTGCAACTCCACCTACTGGAACATAACTACCATTACTGTACACATAGTCAAGAACATAATCATAAATTTGATAGCCGTTAAAAAACAACTTCATCTCGCTTCCAGTATCTACAACAGCAACATGGTTGAAGTTAAACTCAGAAAAACTCATTGCATCCCACGCATTGTTGCGCAGATGCTCTGGAAGTTGCATTTCGTTCCACAGCGATAGTATCCAAGAAGTATCAGAATAATTATTAATTAATCCTCTTACGTACGATACAATAGTACCATTACTTACAGCAATAAAAGTCAGCCAGTAAAAATCAAAAGTTAATCCTGTACCTCTCGGGTCAGCTTTATCTTTTTCTTTGCTTATGTAAAATAACCAATAATTATTATCATCTTGATACTTAGATGCTACACAATAGTTTCTACTGTAAGCATCCCAATAACTTACACTACCAACAGTATATGGTCTGACAAATGCCTCGATTGACCATGGCCCAGATCCTAGTGTCCAGTCTGCGTGGTCAGCTGTATAGATATAACTACTACCATCAAGAAATAGACTAGCATTTCCATACTTTTTATTTCCAGCGTCAAGTTTAGCACTTCCATACACTGTCCATACTTTACCAGACCAATCAAACACTCCTGCTTGGTTATGATACCCATTAAAGTGTATGAGTGATTTAGTATTTGCTGTGTCTACTGGAAAACCCATTTGCTAACTCCTATACATCGGTTAAAGTAAGTGTACACGATACAACTAATATATCATCATCCACTAATGATTTAGCTGTTGGAAACTTAGCAGCTGCAAATAATACAGATCCAGCAGTTGCTTTATCTCCTTTTGTTTGTGTGTTAGCAGCTGTGCCACCAACCAAAGCAGCTCCATACGCAACAAATGATGCATTAGCGGTAAATGTTGCTTTTGATGCAGTGTTAGTTATAACACTTGCTGTAGCATCTACTACTGTAAATGCAGGTCTGGTTTCTTCATCTATCGTTGTTGTTACTTCTGTGTAACCTGGGACAGCATAAGTATCACCAACTAAAGATACATAGTCATTACTAAATATGCACAAGTACCAAGTGGTAATCTGCGCAGCGCTTTTAAACATTACATTCAGTAATCTGTTTCTTCCTTCAGTAGTTGTTACATTTTTCTGTTCCCATGCATCAATAACTTTACCAGCTCTAACATGCTCAAACTCCCACCATGTTCCTATTGGAAGCGCAGCACCAGTCTTTCCGCCTTTCAGCACATCAGCATCAACATTAAATTTTACAGGTAATTTACTTTTCATTGTTATTCTCCTTAAGACTCAGGTAAAGTAATCGAGAAAGAATCTACAGTACACGACGCACCAGCAGTTAAATACACAGATGTCATATTAAGTTCTCTACCACTTGTTCCTACTGCTCCATCAATTCTTGGATATATGTATGTAGTATCTGCTCCACCAGCATCAGCAGCGTTAGCATAAAACCTGTACCAAGAAGCAGTACCACTTGCTGCAACTACTCCGCTCCACACTTCAGTATTTTTTGAAATTACTCCAAGTGCTGGTATTCCAAATTCGAGACCATTCGCTACAGCACCGGGAACAAATGCACCATTACTTACTGTAATAGTTACTAAGGCAGTTGCTCCGCCTATAGAATTATCAGGACTTGTAGGTTGAGTTCCGTTGTAGATTTTTAAAACACCATCTTTAAATATATCTCTAAGAGAACCACCAACAAGACCAACGATAGTAACTGATTCACCAGCAGTATCATCAGCAAGACTACCAGTTGCTACTTCCATTGTTCCTGCTGCTACAGATGTTAAAGTAAACGGTCCGTGAATAGCAGCCATTGCTCCAGTAAAACCATAAACTAGTACTGAATCACCAACAGAAAATCCAGCAGATACAAATCCATTTCCTGAGTCTGTAAAAGAATCAGCACCTGCACCGCCATCTACTGCTGCTATTCCTGTACCAGTAATAAGATTTATTCCACGTTCTGGCACCGCACCAAGAATTTTATTTCTTAAGCAAGTAGAAAATTTTAAAGCCATATTAGTTCCTCCCTATTTATTTAGAAATACAATATATCTTCTGTTGTAGTACACTGCACATCCTGATGTAACAGGAGGCAACCACAATCTTCCTGCAGTAATGTTCTTTATATAACCATTATTAGAAGCTATATAAATTCCATTTTGAGCTGTCCAGATAACTACGTTATTATGAAGTTCAGAGTATGTGCTTATCTGGACATTAATCTCATCACTTGTTACCCTTACTAAAGTACCAGGAAGTAACGGATAATCTGATACCTTTATTAGCTGCATTTCCTCAGGATTAGCACCATTTAAGAAATAAACAGCATTTGTTGTGTAGACATAAATGCCATCTGTAATAGATTTAACTCCAGTAATAGTATTCTCAAACCAGAAATAACCGCGAGCATAGTCATACATACTATAACCAAATGGCTCTGAAAAGAATAGTAAACTATCAACAGCTAAATACATTCTTCCGTTATATAGATCTATATGCTTTGCCACTGGAGGACTAGAAAATGTTTTTACAGTAGACGGACCTGCATACTGCGTAGCCATATCAAACGTCCAAGGAATTACTGTTGTTCCTTTGATGATTCCCTTCTCGGTTCCATTACAGAAATACGTAGCATCCTGCACGTCACAGTAAGATACTTCATGACTTGTTACTGCGACAATAGGCGTAGATGTAAAGTCATTGTTAAGTTTACAAATACAATTATTCTTAACAATGAAAGTTCCATTACTACCTGTCCAAATAGACTCTACATTATCAGTTTCAGCAGTAGCAGTTATACCGTTTCTTCGTTCAACAGTTCCATCGTCAAGAATATTAACATTGACAGCAACAGATAATTCTCCTGCTCCTGTGTCAGTATTAAATTTTCCTTTCGTAGGACTTACTGCATTATTCAGCCCAAGACAGTCTTGAAACAACCTTATGTACTTAGCCATCTAAACACTCCATATTGACCTGCTTACAACAGACCTTCTTCGGCTAGCATATTCTCGCAACTTATTAAGCCCATTTAAATATAACTGTGTAAACAAAGAAGTATTTACTTTGTTACCTTCAGTTCCATCCTCAACAAAGCTATAGCCAATAGCTGCGGCTCTATTTACAATAGTTTCTCGCTGCAAAAATTCTGGAATAAAAGAAGGAGTATCAGAATCAGATACAAGTAATACAGGAATATGGTATCCAATGCAAGTTACAGTCGCTGCAACAGTAGGAATCGGCTGGTAATATAGTATGTTTCCACTACAGTGGACATATTGTATATCTCCCGTTTCATCCAATGCAGGATATAACTCGATGAGTTCTTCCAGAGTATTAAGTATAGTATACTGACCATCACTATCTCCAGCATACGTAAGTCTGCTTGAAAAACCAGTTGGCATATTAACGTAGTAAGTTGTCGTACTCGTTGTTACGCTACTGACTTGTCGCAACTCAGGAAATCTCACGTCTTCAGCAATCTGCTGAATGGCTGTATTTATGTAGTTAGGAACACCAGCAAGTATTAATGGACTTTGATCCATTAAGAGACTTAGTACTTCATTCTGCATTTCCTTGTATGTCATCTGACACTCCTTCAATCCGTGTAAAAAATTTACATCGATTAGGGTTTCTTAGTAATTAACATATGCACTCGGCATACACCAGCCGTAATTGAACTAGCATTTGCACCAACCAGAATAACTGCAGGCACTGCGGTAGCAGCACCAGTAATAACACGAGGAGCTGCAAACGTATTTGCTGCACACGCCGTTAACCAGTCGCTTGTGTTTGCAGTAGTCGGTCCATAGGTTCCAGTCGAGGTCAACGTAATATCTGCTGCCAAGCAATAGTCATCATCGTCAACAGTCGTTGCAACACCGCCAGTTGTAACTGCATCAGTTGCCAGTGTTGCGTAACCAATCGTACAGGTTGAACCAGCAGTAAATGCTGTGGTAACTTCAATCAGAACTTCCTGCACAATGATAATTTCACCGGCTGTAGGAAACGAGAAAACTACTACATACTTGTCGTCGATTGCTGCAGTTGCCGAAGCGTCAATCGCGCCAGATGTAATCCAGTAAGGATTTTCCAGTACCGAAGCTCGCTGGTCAGTCCTTCTTACGTCATTGATAATTGGAACAGTAGCCATTATTTAAATCCTCCTTTATGGATGAATAACAACAAAGTTAACAAACACACGGAAATCTCCAACCGCACCAGCATTATCAGCAACAGTTGCAGTTACCGCACCAGCGGCTGTGCAGAAATACTTTCCAGGGAAAGTTGATACAGCCTCGTTAAACGCTCTCTTCAAACCCACCACTGTCGGGTCAGCAATCGTGTTGGTCATAAAGCCGTGGTCAACAGCAACTTCGCCGTTACCAAGCCAACCAATCTCGATGCTGGCATCGACAGTAAACGCAGTTACAATCTGTACCCATACGTCTGTAACCAGAGCGTGCTTGGGTACTTTAATCAGATTGTAAGTTCCATCTGCAGGAGCCAACATTAACTTGCTGACTTCCATGCGGTGCGCATCAGAGGCTTTATTTGTGTAAGCATCAGTATTAGCCATTTGGTAAATCCTCCTTTAATTAAATTGCTGCGCCCCAAGAGCTACCTACGATAACACCGTAGTCTGTCGTACCACTGCCAAAATCAAATCTCGGTTTGGCAGCACCAAAAATTCCACCGCCTCTGATGTTGACGAAGCGTTCGGCGTCTTTAGTGTACGGAACGAAAGCCATCGTTGTAGACTTACTTTCACCAGCACCACCCCAAGCCCACACAGCAGCCTGCGCACCAAGTAACAGATTGCGGTAAACGTTGGTTGTTCCAGGAGCTTTGCGAATATTTTCGCTCTTGGAAATCAGCATACCGTTGTACTCTATCTCGGTATTGGGTACTGCCAGTTTATTGGCTGCACGCTGCAAATCACCCCACTGACCAATGTTCGTATTCTGACGAAGCTGGTCGAAAACATAGGTATGCAGAATTACTCTGTAGTAATTCTTACCAGTCAGTTTGAGCGGGCGGAGTTTAACACAACCAGCAGACGGAATCTCTGCACGCTGTTTCATTCTGTCAAGCATTGTCAAATCCATAACATCAGCAGATGTCATAGATGCTTCAGCAACGTCATTAGCAAGAATCAAATGACCTGTATCCGGTGCTGTAATAGCAGTGCCGAACGTCTTACCAGCAACAATCTGATACGAAGTATCACCGCAGAGAACGGCAAACAGATAAGTATTGAGCTTAGATACCCACCAATCTTGCAGACCATTCTTGCCTTCCTGCATCAGATCGAATGGAACACGCTGTTCTTCCATACGTCCACCAGTGTCTACTGCATGATTGAGTTCTTCAATCGTAACACTGAAATCTTTGAAGCGAAGTTTCTCTTCGTTTCCTTCAACAGTGTCG